TATCTTCACCATCAACACCTGGAGCATACTTATTTTCAAACCCTGAAGATAGAAATAAGTATGAAGAAAATTTAGATGAAGAAAAAAGAATGAAACAATCAATGGATACTTCATCATCAAACAAATCTCTTGACTTAATGAAAAAATTGAACGATTATTTAGGAAAATAAATTAATAATATGGAAGAAAAATATTTTGTTGCAAAAGTTCAGTATGATTTACCTGATGAAAATTCAGGAAAGATTAAAAAAATCAGAGAGGAAAAACTTGTTAAAGGTTATTCTGTGACAGATGTGGAAGCTAAAGTCACAAAAAAGTATGAAGGTTTTACACACGATTGGAGAATTACTTCAGTATCTGAAAGTAAAATTGATGAAGTTATTGAATAATTATAAAAGTGGTCTCTGACCACTTTTTTTTTGCTTAGACATATTTATTGTAAACACAAAGAATATGTTATTTAATCTATCTCTTAAAAATGTTGACTCATCTATAGAATTATTTGTTGTAAGTGGTTCATCATGGTCTAATTGTTTATCTTACGCTGAAGGTACAGGAAAAAAAATTGAATTAATTTTATTGTCAAATGTTGATAACATTATATTAAATAACACATCATTAGATGGTCTTTATTTAATTGTGTTAAAAGACATAACAACATCACAAACATCAAATAATATCATTTATGATACATTTGAAAATTCATCTATTTGGGCTCAGAACCAATCAAATAAAGAAGTTGTAAACATCCAATATCAAAAAAGGTCATTTATTACTATCTAAAAATAAACTTTTTAAATTTTGATACTATTTATTAGGTATAAAAAAATTAATTTTTCATGCAAGAAAATAAATCATTAGTTCAAGAGGCACTCATTCAAATGAAAAACGTTGAAGAGGCTATTGCCGAAAATGCAAAAGGAATACTTGCTTCAACAATGAAGGAAGAAATCAATCAATTAGTAAAAGAATCTCTATCTGAACAAGAAGATGAAGAAGATGAGGTTGAAATAGATGCTGATATCCCATCATTAGGTGATGAAGGAGATGCAGCTGATAATGACGATATGGGAATGAACATTGATATGGACATGAACATTGACTCTGACAGTCCAATAGATTTGACTGACGCTACTGACGAAGAAATTCTAAAAGTATTTAAGGCGATGGGTGAAGATGACGGAATCATTGTTAAAAAAGATGGTAACGAAATTCATTTATCAGACGATAATAACGATGTAGAATATCTTGTTAAACTTGGTGAATCAGAAGAAGACGAAGAAACAATGAATGAAATGGATGAAACTGATGAATCAGTTGATGATGTTATTGCAGCTATTTTTAATGGCGATACTTCAGATGTAGATTCTTCTGACTTAGAGTACGAAATGGAAGAACAAGAAGACGACGAAGAAGAAGTTGTTTATGAAATTTCATTAGACGAAGATGAAGAAGAAGAATTAGATGAAGAAATGGACGAAGAAATGTACGATGAAGAAAACATGTCCGAAGAAGAAGATTTAGATGAAGAATATTTCACTAATGAATCAAAATCTTCGGTGAAACCTAAAGGTGTTGGAATTGGTAAAGGACCAAAATTCTCTTATAACAATAAGGCAAAAGGAGGATTTGATGAGGACAAAAAAGAAGGTCCAAAATCAGTTGGTACTGGTAAAGCTAAATTTGAATACAAGAAAGGTGCTAACATGGAAGGTAAATCTAAAGTTGTTAAAGCAGAAACAAAAGAAGGTCAAGGATACGATGACAAAGAAGATGAAAAGTTGGCAATGAAGCATGGTAAAATTGCTTCAAAAGACTTAAAAACTACTAAAGCTCGTAGAGATGACGCAGGTTTTGAAAAAAGAGAAACCAAAGAAGCTGCTAGAACTTATGGTATGGGTTCCAAAGAAGGTAGAGGATTAAGAAAAGGTATTACAAACAACAGAAATTATGTTTATGGTAATAATGGTGTAACTGTTGAATCTTTAGAATCGGAAGTTTCTATGTTAAGAGATAAAAATGAAGAGTATAGAAAAGCTTTAAATGTTTTTAGAGAAAAACTAACTGAAGTGGCAATATTCAATTCAAATTTAGCTTACGCAACAAGATTGTTTACTGAACACTCTACAACAAAAAAAGAAAAAATTAATATTCTTAGAAGATTTGACGATGTTGATACACTTAAAGAATCTAAAGGTCTTTATAAATCAATCAAAGAAGAATTAACTAAAGTGGATTCAAAATCAATAAATGAGTCAGTAGGACAAAAAATTAATAACACAGTTTCTACAAGTTCATCTACGACTTTAATTGAATCTAAAACTTATGAGAACCCTCAATTCATGAGAATGAAGGACTTAATGAGTAAGTTACGATAAAGTAACAAATAAATTAAAATAAAACTTAAAAACAAACTATACTAAAAATGGGAGCATTATTAGATTCAGGTCTTGTAGGTAACATCGGATTAAAACACCTTAAAGTTATCAAAGAAGACACAATTAGTAAATGGGACAAATTAGGATTCTTAGAGGGTCTTAAAGGTCACATGAAAGAAAACGTTGCACAATTATATGAAAACCAAGCATCGTATTTAATTAACGAAGCATCATCTACATCTGATACAGGTGCATTTGAAACAGTTGTTTTCCCAATTGTTAGACGTGTATTCTCTAAATTATTAGCGAATGATATCGTTTCAGTACAAGCTATGAACTTACCTATCGGTAAATTATTCTACTTTGTACCAAACATTCAGTCGTATGACCCAGCGTATTCTAACGCAAACAGTGGAGCACACTACGCACCTTATGGTTCACCAAACGCTAACACGGACCAAACTCCAAATAGTGGTTATGACTATAACAACACTAAAGACCTTTACGATAGATTCTATGAAGGTAACGAACCAGCTTTAGACCCACCAGGTTTATTTGACTATTCTAAAGGACAATATTCTGCTATCACAGCAAATGTTGCTACTGTAGCATGGTTAGCTGACCAATTAGTTCCTTCTGCTTATACTTTATCTGATTACAGAAAAGTACTTATCGTTATGTCAGGTTTCGCATCTGATGGAGCGGGTAAATTAATCGGTCCAGATGGTCAACCAATGGATAACGAAGCTTTCTTATCTGATTTAACTGTTTACGGAGCTGCTGGTAACACAACAACTTCTGCAAACACTTCTAACGCTTACTTATTTAGAGTTGTAACTCAAAGATATGGTAAAGGTATAGTACAATACGGTAACAACAACTCAACTTTAATTTTCCCTAACAGTAAAACTGACGGTGGTCAATACGACAACTTATGTGATGCTCAAGGTAAAATTTACTTAGAGGTTGATTTACAAGTACCTGTTTGTATTACTTGTGGTGGTTCAATGGACGGTTACACAGGTTCTACATTCTCTTCTTCTACTGCTACTGACAATGCGTTCACTGCAACTTATAGAATTTATAAGAACTTAGAATTTGAAGATAAAATTGGTGAGGTTTCATTTGATTTAATGTCAGTAACAGTTTCTGTAACTGAGAGAAAATTAAGAGCTCAATGGTCTCCAGAAATGGCTCAAGACGTTGCAGCATTCCACAACATTGATGCTGAGGCTGAATTAACCGCTTTATTATCTGAGCAAGTTGCTGCTGAAATTGACCGTGAAATCTTAAGAGATTTACGTAAAGGAGCTGCTTGGAACTTACGTTGGGATTACAATGGATGGAAGAGATTGGGCAGTAGTGCAGTACCTTACACTCAAAAAGACTGGAATCAAACTTTGATTACAGCTATCAACCAAATTTCAGCTCAAATCCACAAGTCTACTTTAAGAGGTGGAGCTAATTGGATTGTTGTTTCTTCTGAAATCAGTGCTATCTTTGATGACTTGGAGTACTTCCACGTATCAAACGCAGCTCCTGAGCAAGACCAATACAACATGGGTATTGAAAGAGTAGGTACTTTAGCTGGTCGTTACCAAGTTTATAGAGACCCTTACTTCCCTGCTAACCAAGTGTTAATGGGTCACAAAGGTACATCTTTATTAGATACTGGTTACATCTACGCACCTTACGTACCTTTACAATTAACTCCAACAATGTACAATCCGTTCAACTTTACTCCGATTAAGGGTATTATGACGAGATACGCAAAAAAGGTTGTAAACAACCGTTTTTACGGACGTATTACAGTTGATGGTGTTAGAACATTTGATTTAAGAGAATTGAGATAATCAATTTCTTATGAAATACACTAAAAGGGACAAGAAATTGTCCCTTTTTTTATTCATGATAATAAGGGTTTATGATATATTTATAATAAAGTTATTAGTAATGATTAAGCAAACATGGAATATTAATAGTGAAGAAAAATTACGAATTTTAAATCTTCATGAGTCTGCAACAAAGAATTTGTATCTTGTAAAAGAACAATTAACACCAAATACACCATTTACAGTTGATTTTGAAAATGCATTCGATAGTGGACAATATAATTTTACTCCAAAATATATGAATGTTGTCAATGATAGTGTTATCAAAATATCTGATTACATTAAAGATAAAAATTTAAAAGACTTTAAGTTAGTAATAACACCGGGAGAATCTCAAGTACCAAATCCAAAAGGATTTGAACAAAAAGGTTCATTGGCTATGGAAAGGGCTAAAGTTTTAAAAAAATATTTAGAAACCGCATTACCACCAATATTAAATATGAATCCTCAAATTGAGATTTCAGAACCTGTTATTGGAACAACAAAATGGGATGATAGATTAGGTAAGGATAATGATGTTTATAAAAAAGAACAATTTGTGAAAGTAAGTATTATTTTAAATACTAAAACCACTCTAATCCCAACCCCAATTGAATCCCCATATAAAATTACTGCATCAGATAAGGTATCAATATATTTCCCATTAAATGGTAGTAGTTATTTAGGTGCATTAGCTCATTACCCAACAAGAGATAGTTCAAATATTAAAAATGCAGGTAGTCTGGATACTGGAATTCAAGATGTAACACTTAAAGTAATTAAAAAAGATACGGTACCTTTCCAAGTTACTGACGTTTATCAAATACCATTTGATTGGTGGAATAATAGACAAGGTGCATCTACAAACGTTCTAAATCCGCAAGATTTAGAATATATTAAGAAAAATTTCAAAAGGCTTTAATAAATTATCTAATAGGTTTTACTTTATTTAAAGAATCACAAAACATTAAATACATTTTATTTAATGAATCTCTAAATTGTTTATTAGTAACTTTTACTCCTTTCCATGTCCTTAATGTATCAAAATTTTTTTTTGGTAAAAT